GCTACAACTTTCTTTAATTCATTTTCTATAAATTCAGTTTGTAATACTGCTAACCCTTGAAGTTCTTTTTTAAATGCTCTAGCAGATTCACCTGACCATGTATTTAAACTATCTTTCGATTGTTTGATAATTGCTCTTAGTCTTTTCCTCGTTTCAGGTGCAACAGCGTTAATCGTTCCCTGCTGCCTAAATTCAATATCAACAAGTCTTTCTGCTGCTCTTGCAATAATGTCGTTATAAGCTCTTGCATATTTACCAGCAACAGAATTGCTATAACGGTTTAAATCAATAACCTCTCTATAAAACGCTTCAGGAGTTGACATTCATTAAGCCGCTTCAGTTGGTGCTGAATCCATTTCAATCAACCCGCCCGATTGCGTACTTTCTAACTCTTCCTCAACGTCAAAATCATCTGCTAAGACTTCCCCAGAGGAAAGTTGATCAAGCAATGTTTTCTGTGAAATAGTTCCAGCAGTATAAAGTTGCAACAAGCTCTGGATTTCTTGCGGCTCTAATCTTGCACTAACGAAATCACGATTAACAAAACTACTGCCAGCGTTAGGCTCATTCAAATACATGGAATGAAACCTCAAACAGTTATCAACTAAATCCTGCATCTGTTGAGCCAAGACCATGAGCGTTGCATCACTTTGGCTTCTATCAATTCGCTTTGCCTCTGCTGTTTCACCAACCAACTTGGAACCCATCACTGCTGCTAGTGAAAGCGTATTAATTTGCTTTTCAATATCGTTCAACCTTCTAAATTGACTGTCAAAACTATCTCCAGAGGGGCTTATATATTCTGCTCTTGATTCTTGCGGTAAACTTAACGCCTCACCTGGCCCTGCTGAAATCTCATCTGCACTAGCAGGGAAACCATAAAAAGCTAATAAGGGAACAGCAGAAACAGAAAGAATATTATCAAGATCAGATTGAATTTGATAATGCTTTAAATTTAATTCTGCGATGTCATACAACGGACTTCTAGATTCATAAGGGCCAACTCTATTTGCATAAGCAATAGAAAATGGAATTTCATCCAAGCTCATGGTTCCAGAGTCATGGATATAAAAATCACCTTTATCTTTTTTTCTGTGAATTTCAAAACTACCAGGCTCTAAAACTCTAATTTGTTCGACTGTTTTCTCTCCATACTTTCCGTCAGCTTCAACAACTCTTTCTAATAATCTAAGTTGAGATAATTTCCTTACACCTTCTCTAATCTCTGTTCTCCATCCAAGAATATCTGAAGGTTGATATGTCACCCAGTACGGTCTTGCCTTTTCTCCTTCTTTTGGTGCATCAACTAAAACACCAACATGACCAAAACTTATTGCTTGCCTTGCTGTTTGATATAACCAAACATTTAAATCATTGCCATCAAGATCTACATCAAATAATTGCTCACGTACTAAATCAGAAACATCATCAAGCCTTATTGGTTTTCTTACCAGCATCCCCGACAACATTTTTTCAATTCGCTGCACAAATGGGACAACGGTTGAACGACTTAATCGAACATCATAAGAATCATCTTGTTCTCTAGGTTGTTGTGGAAGATATTTCCTATGTTCACTCCTGATCTTATATGTGCCTTCTCTTAGATCGGTAATCAATCCCCAGAAGTTTGCCATGCGCTGATAGGCAGCATTAGGACTTGCAACCGTAGTGGCTGCAACGGTTGTAATGGGGTTGTAGATTCCGTCAAGAGTTCCGTACACTTTTTTTCCTCATAGTATCAAGCTTTTAGTAGATTCTAAAGCCTGTTCTTGCTCCTGCCTTACTGTAAATCATATTGAACTCACGATACACAAGATAACCTAAACAATCATTTAAGTGATCAAAATTATTTTGCTTATCTGGTAAACCTGTTTTCTCGTCATAACTTTGTAATTCCAAACTTTCAATCAGTGATTTGCAACGGGCATGAACCGCCATTCGCACCCGTCCTTTTGAGTTTTCCAAGAGTGCTTGTAAGGTCTGAACCCTGTCCTTGATCGGTGGGTTACTCTTAAGAGCCATTGAAGTGAATCCATAACCTTCCAAGATTGATATATCTGTCCTTGACGCATTAGTTGTATTTCGTGCTGCCCCACTAGCATCTGGATAAACATAAATCTTGTTTGTAGGATAGCGGCGTTTAATTTCTTTTGCCAAAGAATCGGTGTCCTGTTCTTTACATATTTCATCAAACACATAAAGCTTATCTCCCTCTGTTACACCTACAACAGCGTTCATATTTCCAACGTTAAAATCAATTCCAATTTTTAACGGTTCACCCTGAATGACAAAAGGTAATTCATCAATAACGTGCTTGGCTCTACTAAATCTTGTATAGACAGAACCCGTATTTAGATTTACAAAATTTCCGTTGAGATAGGCTTCTATTAAATTTTTATCGTAATTCAAATATAGATTTTCAATGAAGTCAGGTGGTAAAAAAGGATTATCAGTTGATTTTGCTTGAATCAATCTTGTGTCTTCTTTTGCTTCTTTCTTAAATGTTTTATGAGCAAAGCCAAAACCCTCTGGAGTTGTAGTGACAAAAAATTGACGAACATTGCCAGAACGTAAACGAGCAAGTGCCATATTCATGGCCGCTTCTGCATCTGAAGATCCAACAATGTCTGCCTCATCAAATCCTATATTTGAAAGATTCTGTCCCCTCAATCTTTGATAATTCAAAATGGTTCTGAATAAAATTGTATGGCTGCCTTCTTTGAATTGAATTGTTAGCTCTGGCATTGGTGAGGCTCTATAAGTAAAAGGGACTTTCCATTCGTCTAACATTTCAAGCATTGACCTATGAAGAATATCTCTAAGCATCACATTTGTAGGCTCAAACAATGCAGATACAAAGCCAATATTTTTTGCTGCAAGAATCACACTTTTAGCGATTAAAGAAAAAGTCTTACCTGCACCAAATCCACAAACTAAAGCTAATTTTCTATGCTCCATATCATCACAAAACTCTTTTTGATGAGGTAGCAAAGACTCATAAACCGTATTAGTTACTTCCTCGGCTGTTGGTGGAGAATAAAAAACATCTCTTTCAGCAAAAGCCATCAATGGCTCATTTTCACAAATACCTGTAAGAAGATTGCTCAACTTAATTCAAACCTTAAAAGTCGTGCTTGAAGTTCAATTGCTCTGTTAGCTGCTTGAAATTGTCCACTCTTTGCTGCCTTACTTTCATAATTTTGCAAACGAGATATAGCAGCTAGGAGCCAGGTTGGCCTTTCAACCTGAGCATCCATCTGTTGCAATTCACGGGCTTTTGATAAATACTCGTCTACTGTCCTCATCTTTACGCCCCATTTTTCTGCTGCATATAGAGCTATTTGAGTGCGTGAGTTTCCATCTAAGAGCAATTGATAAATATCATTTACCCGATTATTAACTTCAATTTTGGTTGATTTATTAGCCATAAGCAAAATATAGCTTATTCATTGGATAAAGGTTTTAAATCAGCTTCCTCTGCTGCCGATAATATATCAGCAATTCTTACCAAGTTTTGAGTTAGGGCAGCAACAACTTTAGGATCAAGACGTTTTTTTTCTTCTAAGGCATTATCAAGGATTGCATCTGCAACATATTCAGATTGATTAAGGAGAAGAATAAGACGATCCACAACGGGTTCATTCTTGGTTGAGACAGGCATGAGACAGAAATAAGATTAGTAAAGTGTTCTCGGTGATCCCACCTGTGCCTACCGATCCCATATAGCTCCTATTACCCCTATATACCTATATATATATAATATATATATATTATATGGTTTTATAGGAACAGAGAACAGGCAAGCACAAGCATTGGAAAATAAAGGGGTTTCAGCGTTCCCAGGAAGAGAACAAGGTGAGAACAAAATTAAGTGAGGTGTTCCCACACCCATTTTGGGTTCCCATCAATTCTTTTCCGTTTTCTCTCATATCCGAGCGTTTTGAGAATGGATGAGATTTGCATTGTGTCAGATTTTTTTTGTTGAGCTTTTGGTTTTTCAATTGCTTCAGTAAGTAAAAGTTCAATCGTAATATCTTTAAATTTATTGTTTGGAGTTTGTAGGTAGGAAATTATTGGTTGTGTCCAAGGTGACTCAATGAGGTAAGAAAGATTATCTTCTGCGACTTGTTGTTCTTGATCAGATGTTAAGTAATGCGGCTCTTTGTTTTTATAAGCTTTAAAAGCGGCTGACCAAATTGAGTCTCTTTCAATTTCTAAGGAATGAAAATCAACTTGATTATGGAGATCAGTTTCACAGGGAATCACCAAAAAGCGGCGGTTGCCTGTTTCATCAATTAAAAAACCATCACGATTTGTTGAGCCAACAATAATGCCACGTCTTGGATGCTCTTCAATTGCCCGACCATAAGGGACTCTAAAATGATCAGTCGATCTTGAAAGAAAAGACTTAATTGAGCCTGCTTCTTTTTTAGTTGTAATTCTGTCAATTTCTCCCCATTCGCAAATAAAGCTTCTGTGTAGACAAAGAACATCATCTTTAGAGGAAAGATCACCGAGGGAATCATTAAAGAATTGACCGCCCAAGATTTGCCAGAAAGTTGATTTACCGCCGCCCTGTTTTCCTTTTAATACTGTTGCATAATCATGTTTACAACCTGGTTCCATTACGCGCCTAACAGCACCAATCAAGGTGGCTTTCATCATCTGGTCATAAATCGTGGGTTCTTGCAATGTTTGATCTGATGGTCGTAAGTAAGTTGATGCAAGTCGGTCGATGAAAGTTGGTTCAACATTTTGTGAGACAGCTTCAAGGTAGTTTCTAACTGGGTCAAATTGGTTTTCATAAGCCACTTTCTGAACGCAATCGACAGCTAATTCTTTTGAAACTTTGAAACCTAGTTCTGCGAGTGTGAGATAAAACAATTCAATGTTTTTCATTGATTGGTTATTCATCTCAACATTTTGAGTGAAGATGTTGAATTGAATTTTGTCTTGTTGTTGCCTTAAGAGTTCAACTAATTCTGTAGGGGTTAGTTGTTCTAATTTTTTTGGAATAACTGAAGTGTCGTTATCTTCTTTCTTTTGCGGAACTAGGGAAGTAGGAAAAGTTTTGGGTGGAGGAGTCCAGCCGTCTTCTTTAGCATACTTAACTAGGGTTCCAAGTGAAACCCCTGAACGCTTACCAAAGGACTGCCATTTTTTTTCACATTCACCTTGATTAAAATTTGAAGCGGCGGCTGAAATATGAATCCAGTCTGTTAGTAAAGAGTCAGAACAACTATGGAGACTCATTCCTATTTGTATCCAAGTGTCGTAATCATCAAGGCGAGATGGATTAATTGACTGAAGTAAGGAACGAGCTTTATCTATATCTGAGTTAATGATTTCAGGTTTAATTGATGGTTTTTTTGTATCCATCATTTTTTTCAGCAGTTCTATTGGTGCTGTTGCTAGTGGGAGGTCATCAGGTGATCTGTTGTTCATCCATGAATAACCACTTGTGGTTGGGTGCGCTCCTGCTACAACGCTTTGACACCGATCCCACCTCAATTCGACCTGCTCATGTGATCCATCTTCTGTAATGACACCTGATTTATATTTTTTAGTTTTTATTTTCGACCAATATTTTTCAGGAACTTTGTAAATCAATTGGAAGCGGCCAACTCTTCCTGAAGTCACCATCCAAGAAGGAGGGAGAGAGGAAACACTAAGACCCCAAGAGGTTAAAACATCTGAAGCAGATTGGCCATCATGGTCAAGGAACATAACGCCCGACTTTTCACCTGCCACAACACCAATTGCTTTTGCTCTGCCTGATTTTATTTCTGTAAATAATTCAGATCTTTTTAAGGGATTGTGTTGCCAATTTTTTTGATAGGGCTGTTTATTGGCATTGACGGCACAGTATCGCCAGCCAGCAGGCAAGCGTGAAAGCTCTTCAATTAGATCCATTTTATGATCTGTTTATCTGTGATTCGTAAGCATCAAGCTTTTGTTTCGTCATTGCATGACGAATAATTGTTCTAATAAAACCAGCCCTAGAAAGTTCAGGAGGTTTATTTTCATCAAGCCATATTATTTGGGATGTTGTTAGCTGAGTGTTGATTGTCTTTAACTCTGTGTCTAAATCCACTGGGGTTGTTTTTGTATTAGATATGGGTAAGATAACACCAACTAACCCCATGTCAATGATTGAATTTAGAAAGTATCAAATTGAAGCGGCTGCCAAGCTAACACGATTAGTAGCAGAGTTTGGTTTTGGTTATTTATGTGGAGAATGTCGAACAGGTAAAACAATCACAGTTTTGAAAGTGATAGGAGATTTGGCAAAAGAGAATGTTTTATTTGTGACTAAGAAAAAGGCAATACCAAGCATTGAAAAAGATGTGAGAGCAATGGGATTAAAGGATTTTGTAACGGTAACTAATTTTGAACAGGTAAAAAAGTTTGTAGGGCAAACATGGGATTGTGTCGTTGTTGACGAGGCTCATAGTATTGGTGCCTTTCCAAAAGCAAGCCAAAGGCAACAGCAAATATTGAATTTAGTTTGCAAGAATGTAATTTTGATGAGTGGAACGCCATCACCTGAAAGTTTTAGCCAGTTGTATCATCAATATTCTTGTACGCAGCATTTATGGAGTCAGTACCAAAATTTTTATAGATGGGCTGATAATTATGTGAACGTCAAAAAGAAAAAAGTAGGAACTGGGATAGAGGTTAATGATTATTCAGAGGTGATCGAAGACAAAGTATTAAAAGCAATTAAACCTTATGTAGTTGAGATGACCCAGAGGGATGCAGGATTTCAGGTTGAAATTGTTGAGCAGGTGCATCTGGTAAAGATGAAGAAAAAAACTTATAGAATGATTTTGAGAATTATTAAAGATGGGGTTATTGGTAGTCCGAGGTGTAGGAGCGTTTTAGCTGATAGTGGAAGTAAGGTTATGAGTAAATTAAGGCAGCTTTCAAATGGCCATGTGATCACAGAGAACCATGGCACTGTTATTTTTGACTATACAAAAATTGAATATATAAAAAAAACATTTAAGAATCGGTTAGCCATTTTGTATTGCTTTAAAGCCGAGGGAGTGATGTTAAAAAAGGTGTTTGGAGATAGTGCAACGGATAACCCAGAGATTTTTAACGAGGATGAGAGTAAGGTTTTTATTGGTCAGGTAAGAAGCTCTAGAGAAGGGGTTAACTTATCGGCTGCTGATGATTTGGTATTTGTTGGGATTGATTATTCCGCTTTGTCTTATTTACAAAGTAGGGAAAGGTTAAGCTTTTTAGGTCGTAAGAATCCGCCAAAGATCCATTATGTATTTGCAGAAAAAACGCTAGAACCTAAAGTATTTAAAACTGTTCAAAATAAAGAAAATTTCACCGTTAAACATTACCGCTATGAGAGAACAGGTCTATCAAGCGAAATTGATAAAGGAGTACGAAAAGAAAGGGTGGACAGTGATCAAGATTATTATGAGCAACAAAACTGGCTTACCTGATTTGATTTTATGTAAACCTGATGAATGTAAATTTGTAGAGGTCAAGGCAAAGAATGGAAGGTTGAGTAAAATACAAGAATATCGAATTGAAGAATTGAGGGGAAAAGGTTTTGAGGTTGAAGTTAAGAAACCTTAACAAGAACAAACTGGCATCATTCTGCAGCTATAGTGATAGCACATTGACTTCAAACTATGACGGTGCAAGCCCAGTCAAAACTTTTTGAATACAAAGATTTAAAATTAAATTTAGATTTAATTGACTTTCAAGTTGAATTAATAAGCCCTGAAAAAGCAAAAAATTATTTAACTTGTAATTTTAAAAACAACAGGATTATAAAAAAAATGTGGATAAAAGAATTAGCTACTTTAATGAGAAAAAAAGAATTTTACTTAAGTTGGGATTGTCTTTGTTTTAATGAAAATGGAATTTTAATAAATGGACAACACAGATTACACGCAGTCATTGAATCAAATCAAACAGTTGCTTTTTGTGTTGTAAGGAATATGCCTCATAAAGTTGCAAAACTTCTCGACAATGGTAAAAAAAGAACGCAATCAGAAAGAATCACAGTCGGTGGACTATTGATGAAACAAAAAGAATGTGGAATGATAAAAAATGCAATGTGTAAATTAAATACTCCCTATGTGGGTACTTATCTCTATGGCAATAGTAGATATGACAAATTGATTTCTGAAATTTATAAAAAACATCAAAAGTATTTTCAAAAATTAGATTCTTTAGGATATTTATCTAATGGATACACTACATTTTTTTCTGCTGTTGCTTTGAAAATTTATGTTGAACTTTGTCACTCTCAAAAATCATTTAGACATGAGATGAGTCCTTTTGATAGAAGTGTTTTTTGGCTTGATTTATGTCGTAATGGGTATTCTCAAAGATTCCAAACAAATAATTCAACTGACTTAGCACCTCTTGTTTTAAGAAAGATTATTTCAGAAAAGAGAGAAAAAAGAGAGGCAACTTGGGAAATAGATACTTTAAGACTTTGTGTAAAAGCTGGCTATCAATTTTTAAAAGGTGAATCCCCCCAAAGAATACAAAAAACCGATATTGATCCATTCACTGATTTTCAAACGATAAAAAATACCAATGATTATTATGACCAGTCAAATATTGTTAAAATGAAATCAACAGAGGTTTTTTCTTATGAGTGAAAAACTACATAGAATTTCAATACAAATTACTCAAAGTCAATACAAATTATTAAAATCAAGTGTCAAGCCAGGAGTCTCTATATCAAGTTTAATTAGAAAAGCTATTAATAAATATTTAAAAGAAGAATGGAAAGTCGAAAGAAACGATTTTGTAAAAGAGATGATCAAAGATTTAGACAGGCTACAAAAAGAATCAATAAAAGATGAAAAAGTTCTATTGTAAGCCCCTTGTTGACACCTGTTGATGATGTATGTATATTAAATAAGTCAACAACCCCTATTCTTTTATGACTTCTCTTTCTTCTCTGAACAAAGCACCTCTACTAAAAAGGGCACGTTCAATGAAAGCAAGATTAAACAGACTTGATAGATTCAACCAAGTTTTATTTATCGCTACAGGATCAAGCCTCTTTGCAGTATTTATTTCAAACATGAATCTTTCAGTTTTTTAACTCAACCGCCCCGCTAGTCGGGGCTTTTTATTGCCTTGTTGACAGGTGTTGATCTCTCCTGTATAAAAGATATGTCCACGCTTTTGTTTCATGCACGACGACACACTAGCCGCCGCAAAGACGTTGGCTCAATCAATCATCAAACACGGTGAATCTGAGGAAGCCAACCAGTACGGCAACATAGTCGAACACTTAGCCGATTTCATCGAAGACGGCGAGTTTGACAGAACAGAGGGTGAATAACCCTCTCTTTTTTTGCCTAAGTGTTGACAACTGTTGATATTGGTTTTATCATTAATGTATAAGCAAACAACCCCATGAAGCTTTTTATTTTCGGCATTACTGCCAGCCTTTTATTTTTTGCAGTTACCACTTCCGCATTGGAAGATATGACCCGTCAAGATTGCGAGGTTAATAATATCCAAGCGGCGTGTTTGGCACTCAAAAAATGAGTCCTACTGATCCATATTTACGCAGCATTGCAAAATCTTTGGATTCTATTAGTAAAAGTTTGAAAAAACTTGAAGGATCTAAATATGTTTCTCAAAAGAAAGCTGCTGAACATTTAGGTCGTTCAGAACGTACTTTATTAAGTTTGAGGCAAAACGGCACTCTTGAAGAGGGCAAGCATTGGGTAAGAAAAACCCCAACAAAAGAAACCTCCCATGTTTTATATGACCTTGAATCTTGCGAGGAAATTTTGACATAGGAGTAAGGCGGCCAACAACCCCTGCAAGCCGCCAAAACATCCCGTTACTAGCTCACGTTAGTAACATTTGTAGTTTACTAATTTTTCACTATGACTTCTGAAGAAGTTTTTAATACCTTTAATTCTGTGCTTGAAACCACTGAAAGCAGTCCTTTCCTTAAGCAACTAGCAAAAGCAGCTTTAGTTGCAACGCCTGATGATAAGGCTTTAATCATGCGTAACTGGCCGAAGTTTGTGCAGAACTATGGCCCAGGATCTTCTTTTTATAAGGAGGCAGCATGACAAAAGGAACGGTTCAAATCTCTAACGCTCATTATCACAAGGATTCTGCAATATCAGCATCAATGCAGAAAGTAATGGCAGCTCATGGCCCTAGAGCTTATTGGAATAGTTTTTTAAATCCAAACAGACCAGAAAGAAAACCAACGGCTGCAATGGCATTGGGAACCCTTACCCATTGTGCTGTATTAGAACCAGACGAATTAGAAAAGCGTTTCGTTGTTGTTTCTTCTAGGACTACTAAGAAGGGAAAAGAAGAAGCAAAGGAAGCAAAAGAAAAAGGCTTAGAACCTTGCACCAAAACAGATTGGGATTTAGCTCTTAATATGCGTGATGCTGTTTTTGCAGAACCAGCAGCAAAAGAGTTATTGAGTTTTGGTATTGCTGAGAAATCTTATTGGTGGGATGACGAGCAAAGCGGTTTAACTTGTAAATGTAGACCTGATTGGATTAATAAAGAAACGATTGTTGATCTTAAAACGAGTCGATCAGGAGCCAACCCCAATGACTTTGCAAAGGCTGTTGCTAATTTCAAATACCATCTGCAGGCGGCGCACTATTTAAACGGCGTTTCTGAATCTAAAAGGTTTGTATTTCTTGTTGTGCAATCAGAGTATCCATTTGATGTTGGATTATGGGAGCTTGACGAATTGAGTTTAGAAGAAGGCCAGAAGTTGTCTAGGGATGCTCTAGACAAGATTGCAGAGTGCCGACTATTGGATTCATATCCTAGTTGGTGTGAATCTGGCGTACAATCATTAACCTTGCCCCGATGGGCATTTACAACCCCAAAACAATGAAAGAACTTTATCAAGCGTTGCAAAAATTTCAGCAACAATGCCCCAGTTTAACGAGGAGCAAAGAAGGGTTTAATTATCAATACACCCCACTGGAAGAAATGATTTCAGTGGTTCAACCTGTATTGCATCAAAACGGATTGATATTAATTCAACCACCTACTACAACTTGTGATGGTGTTTCTATTATTTTGACTCGTTTAATTCATGTCGAAACAGGACAAGAAATAACAAGCGAACTTCCTATCTTCCTACCTGAGAATATGGGCAACAAGCCAATGTTTACATGGGGTGGAAGTTTGACCTACGGGCGCAGATATGCCATCAAGATGCTGTTAGGCATTGAACCTGATATGGATACGAATACTGAAGAGCCAGAGGTGATTGCAAAGAAAAACAAGCCTCAGAATAAACCGATTGAACGAACAAATGACGATAAATTTATTAGAGAATGTGAGGCATTTATTAAAAAAACATCTGATCCAGATAAATTAAAAGTTCTTAAAACTAATATCTCAAAACGCTATAAAGAAGAAAAAATCACAGAGAAAGATAGGGACAATTTACTTTCTTTAATCCTTCAAAAAGATGACTAATGAACTACTTACGACTGATGAACTTGCCCTTGAGCTTGGAATAAAACCCCAGACTCTAAGGCTGTGGCGTACCAAAAGCCGCAATGGGAGACCGAGTGGCCCCAAATGGCGAGTCATTCGTAAACCAAATAACCATTCTCGTTTTGTGCGGTATCACCGTAGCGATATTGAAGAATGGCAAAACACTTTAAACAACCCCATTAATTAATTTCATGGACTCAGCATTTACCGCCAAATTCCGTCTTATTCAAAATAAGAAAAAGAAAAGTGGCAATGATTGTGATCGGTATTTAATTACAGATTGGAAGCCAGAGGAAGCAAGAAAAGCAGCAAAATGGTTAGTAGATCAAGCTGATGCTTGTGAAATGCCAGGCGGTTCCACAATTAGAATATATAGCTCCAGAACTGATTATGAAGAAGTTCCAGGGTTTACAATGTTTGGCAGCCAGTGGTCAGTTAATCCTGATGATCAATCAGAATGGACTGATGGCCGAGGCACGATTGCGCCAAGAGCTTAAACTTATATACCCCTTTTAACTAAGGGGTTTTTTCTTATGAATTTTTTAGACTGGTTAGGATCTTTTTTTGTTTATAAAAGCCCAAAAGAAGGAGAAGGCTTTAAAAGATTTTTATTAACCTTGTCAGCTAAAAAACTTCGTGCATTAGCTGGAACCACAACGCACTACAGCAAAAAAAAACTTGTTGAAATTTATTTAAAAAACAATGCCAACCCCAAAATTTAAACTACAAGATCAAGTCATCAAAAAAAATGTAAAAGGTATTTGCTTATCTTTAGGAACTACAACTGGAACAATCACAGAAGTTAAAGAGAAGTTCAATGTAAGAGGTCGAATTTGTTATTACTACGGTGTTAAATGGCCTGATGGTAGAAGCTCAGAACACGCACAACACATCCTCGTTCCATCTCCATGAATACAGAAAATGAATTTTCAATATGACTTATTTAATGAAGGCTTTAAAACTAAAAATGCTGAAAAGCATGATCGTTTAAGGTCTAAACAAAATGATTATCTTGATAGCCATCATCACCCACAAGAAAAATTAAAACAATTAAATAAAGTTGATAATTATATTTATGGAGAAATTTTAGAATTATTCGCAGGTCAAGGAAATTTATCTGAATATTACAAACAAAAAGGGAATTTATATCAATGCACAAAAGAAACTACAGGAGATAGTTTTCAACATTTATTTGAATTAATAAACAATAAAAAACATTTTGATGTAATAGATATTGATTCTTATGGGTACCCAAGCCAATTTATGGATAATGTATGGCACGTTATGAAGCCTACAAGCACTTTAATTATTACTTTCCCAGTAATGGGCGTTCAGTGTATCAATGGCATAGTAGAGCAGCACTTTATAAATTTCTGGAAATCAGCAAGACCCAGTACTGGAGATGTTGTTGGAGCTGTAACAGATTATGGCTTAAAGTATTGGTATCTTTCTAAACTAATTGACCTTGTAAAAATAAAACCAATTTGGCGTTTTGTTTTTCAATGCAAAAGAATAAAAGCAACAGAATTTTGCTCTACAAAGAACAGATAAAACACTAACTACAATTTGTATGATTACAAGTCAAATATCTTTCTCAAAAAATTTTTAAACGTAGGTTGTCTTACAGGATTTTGTAAGCAAGCAATTTTGGCTTTACATCTTGCTATTTCTTTTAAACAATTAGCAATAAATTGTGATTGATGAAAGTGTTGTCTTTCTATTGCTTCGCAATGCCTTATCAATTGTTCTCTTGTTGCTCCTTCAGAAAACCATCTAATTTTCTTTTCTAACTCTAATTCTTGTTCAACAGTAGGAGGTTCCATGAGTTGATCTAATAGAATAAATTGCTCATCCAAGTTCTCCATCTAGTTCTTTACCTTTGGCTGCTAACCCAGTGTAAACACCATGAAGCTTATTGTCAGGTAAGTGCCTGCCGTCTAAAACGTACCAGCGTTCAAGATCTAAGACTCTTTTTTTGTCTTCCTCTAGCCATTCTGTTTTATAAAAGCTCATTGCAATGTTGTTGTTGAGTTTGGAAATAGTCTTGCTTGTAAAAAGTTTACAGCTTGATCATCAAGTGTATTTGTAGTTTGTTTCGATGCTGCTTTCAACAGATCAAGTAACAGTTTTTTACCTGCTTCACTACGCAAAAAAGCATAAAGAAGAGGAAGGAAAGGCTTGAATAGTTTTCGCATAATTAGACTCACTCTTCACAATCCTATATAAAACCGCTACATTTGGCTTGGTGTACCCCATCACCCAGACGAACCTCCCTAGAAGTGCATTTTAAAGGGAGGTTTTTCTGTTCCAACCGTTAATCAATTTAGCAGGGTTATGGAGCAAAAAACGATTGTATGTTTTTGTTCACACTGCTTAGAAAAGATAAGACAGATTGAGAGAGCTTACCTATTGAACAACAAAAAAGAACTGGCTAAAGTTAAATAGCAATTTATTAGGAGGCTGCAAGCTTAAGTATCAAACATCAGCATTAGGTATAGACAGAGCCCCCTACCTAGGACGGGAGGGGGTTTTGTTTTCCCAGTGTTTTACCAAAGTTTGTAACTCTTTAATTCTGGCTTTAGCCCTTGCTATCTGTTCCTCCATCCGTTTGGATTCCTCTTAGTTGCTATCAGCGTAGCTTGCTCCCGTTCTAGTGCATTTAAGCGATGAAATATTTCTCTAATATCAGATTGTCTTTTATGTGTTCGATTAGATAAAACCATTAACAACGCAGATATGGCGGCTCCAACAAGTGCTGCTAGTAGTTCTTGAGGCATTTTTATCCTTTTTTGTGTAATCTTAGACTATTGTTTCTATTCTTTTATGCCTGAACCCAATCCTGAAAAGAAAAGTTTGATGCAAAAACTTCAGGATAAAGTTCCTGACAGAGATGAACAATTTGAATACATCTCAGTTGCAGTAAGGCTTTTAGTAGTTTTTTGGAGTGGTGCGCTCGTCACTTTAAACTACATGCCTAAGATCCCTGGCCTGACAAGTGGAGAGAAGCAGGATATAACTTTTCCAGCATCTTTATTGGCTTCAAGTTTAGCTAGTTTTGGGTTGGAGAAGTCAGCTAAGAAAAAAGGTGATGGCACGTTTGAAGTTCCTCCAGAAGATAAGCCAATGACCAAGAAAGAAATGCAAACAATGATGGCTGAAGGCGGTGGAAACTATCAAACAATTCGAGTCTTAACTCCGATCCAAATCAATGGAGCAGAAGTTGTAAAAACAGATCCTATGGGAGGTTGACATAATGACAGGAGATTTTTCAGGTGATCTTTCTATCGATGCGAGGCAGGAAACTAGAATTGTCTGCACCGAAATGAGATTGAAGCGAGCAGAGGAAAAGATAGGTGATTTAGAGGACAGAGTAAGATTATTGGAGAAAAGAGTATTCCAAGCTGCCGCAGTTGTTAGTGCTGCTCTGGCATTATTAGGATTATTAGCACAAATCAGTAAAGCTTACTTATGAAAAAACTATTCTTGCTGTTCTTTCTAGCAGCCCCTTCTGCTTACGCAGATATGACGCATAACATCACAACTTCAACTCAGTTGACAGTTAATGGAGCCTATACAGATTCAAACCGTATAGGTAGTACTTACGCAGTCTCAGGTTCCAATATTAAAGTAGCATCAGCAGACGATCACTTTGGCAAATTAGTAGCACCTTCTGGAACTACAGCAGCAACACTTGATGTTGGTACATACGACATAAATACAACAGGTGCTGCCTTCAGTTTTAGTGAAAGTTTCACAGCAGGAGATAATGTAAATGCCATAGGTTCAGGTGTTGATGTAACTTCAGGTGTGGTAGCTGACATGCCAGCTTACGGTGAAGTTTTAACGATGTCTGGAGGTGTTGCAGGCACACTGGCTGGCACGATTACCAGTGCTGGAGTGGTTACTTTGACTGCTGGAGGCGCAAACACATCCGCTATTGGGTCAGTGGTCACAAGCCTGACGGTGAAGTGATGCACGTTCCACTTATTGTCGCCTTTGTTGGCATCTTGATCGTGTTTACATTTAATTTCCTAATGTGGAAACACTACATGGATATACATAAGTGAAGCGTTATTTACTGCTATTTCTATTATTAAATAGCTGGCAAAAGCCAGTCATAGCAGTGCCAGTTGTGCCAAATTTTTCTAGTGGTACAATGTCCGCCGTTACACGTACCACACAAAATGTTACTGAAACTATTGTCTCTACTGATTTCAACAGTGGGCATACTTATACGATCAATGGAACGAATTTGTCTATTGATGGTGCGACCCTTTCACCATCGCCAGCAGAGACGAGCCAAACGATTAACGGAGTAAGTTATACATGGACAGGAGCAGATTTAACAACCAAACCAAACGTCACGATTGCCAATCCAGGTCAAGCATTTCAATACGCAGAAAGTTACATTGGCCCTGGTTTATCAAACATGACAACAATAAATCGAACAACAGTCTTAGAAAGTGTTACCGAAACAACCTCAGTCTTTTCGCAATAATATTATTTAGTGGTTCGAGTGCATTAGCTAATACTTCACAAACTGCAGCCCCAGTTGCCAATACATCAGCTTCGCTAACTAATATGGCGATCCAGACATTACAGGGAAATCTTATACAAAATCAGTATGGAGGTGGAGTTGTTTGTCAGGGGCCAATGTTAACATTTTCTCCATTCATTACCGATTCACATTCGTTTTCTAAACCTAGAGAATATCTCTATGATTCGCCAGTCTATAGCGATGAAGGAGACATTTTATACCATCAACAAGTAAGGACAGGACAGAAAGATAATTTTTCACTTAATGTTGGTGCTAGTTTAACTTTTTCAATGCCACTTGATCGAAGATTTCAAGAGCGTTGTTTGCAAAATGCAAAGTTACAAGGAGATCATCAACAACAACTAATTGAGAATAAAAAATTAGACTGGCACATAGCAAGATTAAGAGAATGTGGAAAATTACGTCTAGCTGGAATTGAATTTGCTGCTGATTCTCCTTACTTCCATCTCTGTGAAGATGTTGTTGTTAAACCTAAAATGGGTCAAGTTTTACCACATAGGCACGTTATTTCTTCTCCTTTAAAGGTGGAAGACCCCTCTTCTCCCGATAAGAAATAGTTCTTCTTTCAGATAAGTTTGGTCGTTTTACTTTCTTGCCTAATATCTTTTTGATCTTCTTAATAACCTGCTGGAGTATCGGTTTCACAGCCTTCAATAAAATTGGCGAACTTAATGCAACGCTAGTCGCCACCAAAGTTATTGAACCAGTTTTTACAATTTGTGGAACTGTCGGAATAGCATCAATTATCTGTTGTTGAACATTTAATTCTTTATATCTAGTTACACAACGGTTTCCTACCAATTCATACTTAATAATCTGTTTAGCACCTTCTTCTACTTTTGTCCCAACTTCAGGCGCACCATCGGGAGGGCAATCTTCTGGCTGTTGTTCTGGCACTTCTGCTGCTGGAGGGATTTCTGGCTCTTCGTATCGTTGTGGCTCTTCATCTTTTATAGGCACTATTTGCAAAGGGTCATAATTCATTGGCTCATACGCTGGAACTCCTCCAGGGCATAAGATCATATTGCCTTTTGGATCGTTATCTATAAGTGCATCATTTTCAATACTTCGCCTTGCCTTTACACAAGGCATTTCAATAATTGGAAACCCTATGGGCACATTGATTGGTACGTTCGGAGCATTAATAACAGGCGCATTGATGACATAAGTATTAACAGGCTCGACTCCAATAGTAGGAATCTCAACTTTAGGAATCAAAACTTAGGCAAACCAAATGCTTTCTTTTCTTCGTTCTTTTGCTGTGCAGGACTTAACGCTCCAGTGGGTAAGGCAGGGCCAGACAAACCAGGCAATTTAATTGCACCCATTACCTTTTCCATTGCTTTGTCTTGAAGCATCTTCTGATTATCTTCATTGGTTATCCATAAATAACCAAAAATTCCACCTCCTGTAATTGCCGCTACAAGAACAAAAGCAAGTACACTAATAGTGTTAAAAATACGTTGCATGGTAAAAGAAGCTATTTTAAAAGCTATTAGTCATACTACCCTAATCGTTTTTATGGGATTAGTTGCACTTTTACCTTTGCACTTAATCCTTAAGATGCAATTAAACCAGTTTCCCGTAGGCGAGCAAGAGCAGCTTCAAGTTTCGCTTCAAGTTCAACGCAATACGTCAATAGCTCTGCATTAGTAGGACTTGCAGCATTACTTATATTCACTGTCCCATCAGGCGTGGGAAGAGTACCACTGCTTGTACTATGAGCTAAATCAGCAACAGCAGCAGGTTGATCAACTGGGGTTGTATTCCAGAACCCAATCTTTTGACCTGTTGCAGTTCCTATCTTTGTACCTGTGCTTGTATTAGTTGCAATATCAACAGCATCACCAACAGTTAATAAATTTGCATCAATAGAAAATTGTGTTGTTAATGTTCCTGCATCTTGCACTTTGAAATTTATTTGCCCGTCTTCTGTCCCGTCACTTGCATCTATTATTTTTGATTCAATCGCTGCATAATTTATTTGTTCAGGTGTTCCAGCATCATTTTTTCCTCTATAAAAAATAGTTGAAAGAATATCATTATCTTGACCAGCTCCAGAAGCACCCCTTCTAGAAAATAAAGTTATATCAGCCGTTGACCCTGCATCATTAGCACTACATTCAATCCATAAAGCTGTACCAGCAGCCGAAACTGTTATATGAACAGGGTATAAAGGTGTTGTCTCTCCAAATCCAACTTTATCTGCTGATAATCTTATTCTTGCTGCAAGGGTTCCACTAGCTGATGACATCAAATCTAAAATGCCATCTTCTCCACCATTTGTTACGGTTTTAATTGATGCGGCGATTGAAGCGTAGTCGTGAGTGTTCCCTGCTGAATCTTCGCCTCTATAAACAAGGTTGCCTAAATTATCAGCATTGGCAGGGCTAGCAGAATTACGAAAAAGGACAAGGTCAGGAGCCGTATCTGCTCCCGTATCACTATTTTCAATAATGACTTGATCAGTGGTATCTGTGCTAAACAAATGAAATTGTGCTGCTGGAGTCCCTGCTCCTAGTTGCAAACCGCTTGATTGGAACGAGCCTACAAACGTTTGATTAATTGAAACAGAAAGAGTATTAGCCGCCGATCTATAAAGACCCGTTGCTCCACTATCAGCCAACCAACCTAAAGAAGGCGTTGTATTACTCCCAGACGGTAGGTTTCTTAATAGCGTTGTATATTGTATTTTTTTATTCTTGGCAGAGTTAGAAGATTCACTTGAATCAATAATCTGAATTACATCATCAGCAACAGGAGCCGTTAATTCTGTTAACGCACTGATTTTTCGATCTGCCATTTTTTACTTTTAGTTTAATGCCTTAGCTCCAAGGTGCGCCAATTTTTTCTGCTGGAGTGTTTACTAAATCAATTTGAGATTTTAAACTGCCTTCGATAGCTGAGACGTCAACAGATGAATCTGCCTTAACCCATTCCAAGCATTTAGCTTTAGTTACGCTATTAAAGGCAATAAAACCACTTGGCAAAGATTCGGGTTTTGTCAATTCAATTTGGCCAGTGTGCCTTGCCTTTTCTGTGCTTCCATCCATACCTTTCACTCTATATACAATGGTTTTAATAAAACCGTCCGAAACGTCAGAAACCATGTTCTTTTCGTTGATTTCCCATGTGTAGCTGTAAGCCATTGTTAAAACCTTTTGTTAATAGTTTAATAGTTTTAGGTGTTAGATTCACCAATTAATTTTTCAAGTACTTTTAAAGCACCTTGATCTTCAAGAATTGGTTGCGTTAAAGCCTGCCCCTCTTCCTGTAGCTTTTTTATTTGTGCTTGTATTTCTTGAAGTTTGGAAACATTCAATTCAAGCCTTGCTTTGATTTCTGTTTTTTCGTCTTGTGGGGTTGTCATTAGTTTTGCATATGTTTTTGTAATATAAAAAAGATTGCTTAGGGTGGCAAGTACGGTTTATTTAGCCTCTAACGCTGCAACTTTTGCTGATAATTCTTTGACTGATTCTACAAGCGCACCTATCAAACCACTATATTGAAGAGTTTTTTCACCTTCTTCACCGTGTACAAGTTCAGGAAAAACTTTTTCTACGTCTTGAGCCGTTACACCCATTGAATTATGTCCAGTATCTTTAAATTGATATTTATAACCAGTAATTTGTTTTAATTTTTCTAATACATTATCTAGAGGTTCGATATTTGTTTTAAGTGCTATATCGGAAGTTTCAGTAACAGTACCAGTCACCGTACATCCCGAAGAAGTAGTTTCAATCTTAAGAGATCCATTATGATATATTCGCACACTCGTAGCATCACCATTATCAGGGCAAACGATTCTTTTATCAGCTCCAGTTGTCTCTAATGTCCAAGATTGGCCAACAGGGAACTGATGGACAACGCTCATTGATGGGGAATAAAAATAATTTATCCCTCCAGAACCAGGCGAGTGCCATATTTGCATATCGTTACTATTACCAAATGCTGCGATAATATTGTCATCAAATTGCAAGCCATTTGCTGATGTGTAAACCTTTTTTGCATGATCATAAAAGAGAGACACTGCGCCATCTGGAGCAAATGTAGCCATATTCTCAGTACTTCCCTTATTGAGATATAAGGTGAACCCGTTATGACTTTCGATTATATTTGCTGAATCGTGATAGATCTTTAGGTCCTCTGACGCACCAAGTAAAAGTTTTTCACTATCTCCTAAACTTAAAGTATCTGCTGAAAGTTGACCTACAATATTGATGCCCCAACTAGCCGAATTTAATTTCTTAACGTTATCATAGTACAACTCACTTGACCCATTTTGTCTTCCAACTATTGAGTTTTCAGAGCTATTCATTCTAATATTTATATCGCCACTATTCGCTAAAATAATGTTACTCGATCCGTCATGGTAAATTTCTAATTGTGCGCCAAAGATAGCCTTTTTATTATCATCAAACTTTAATGAGTTTGAAGCTGTATAACAAACTTTCGTGCCATCAAAATACAACTCTACGGTACCATCATGCACAGCTTTAAGCATATTGTCATTATTAGTCCCTAATATACGAATATCACTACCTCTAACATATAAATTACCAGCACTATTCGTGATCCAAGAATTACTACCATCGTGAAAAATTTCTACGTCTCCCGAACTCCCAAATAAAGCCTTTGCATTATCAGCAAATTCAAGAGCATTATCTGATTTATCCCAAACTAAGTTATAACTAGCACCCGTAAAAGTTACATCCTCATTAAAGTTTGATGCTGCATCAACATCAAGACCTCCAGCCGTTGTAAACAAAGTTACCCAGCCATTGTTTGAGGAGTTTCTAAGCTTAACTAAATTATTTGTAGAATCGACCCACAGCATATATGCATAGGTGGTCGATGGTTCACTTGAATTTGAATTATTAGAGACAACAGCAGCTAAAGCATTATTTAAGTCTGTACGAAAACTTGAGCCTGATTGATTGGCTAAAACATAATCGTGAGTGGCCATAACCTAGTGATTGTAAGGGGTTTGGAGAAATAATTTAGGACTCTTCAGCCCCGTAACCATTAGCGGTGTAGCTAAAACCTCGATTTTGAGCCGCATCACTACTATTATAGAATGTAATAGTAAAACCAGTTCGAGCCTCATTTGTAATTGTATAATAATCGCCTGTTTCCATATTGCTAGCGGTAATCGTTAATTTAGGAGTTTCATAAAAAGCATTTGCATAAGTGACATTTTTAGCACCTGCCCCAGAGCTTGTGGTTAAGCTTTCTGTTCTAGCATCAAATAGCAATGTGTAACCAAGTTCATCAACCAAAGGTGTTTGGTCAACAGTTGTACTTGATAAATCTGCCTTAAATTGAAAAACTCGACCTGTATATCTTCCTGTTTCCATTTTGATCCAATCGCCAAAAGTAGTATTTAATTCTTGCTCTACCTTATCGCCGTCTTCTAATAAAACGTTGTCACCGTCTTCTGTTTCAAAATCACCAACGGTTGCTGCTACATCACTAATTCTAAAGAAAATATCTGCATTGGTTTCATCTGCTAATGCTCCATCAAAATCTGACCATGTATCTATATTTGCGGCACGATCATCAATTGTATCGTTAGGGAGTAAACCCCTTGTTGTTAATAATCTTTTAAATACAACGCTAAATTTGCCGCCTAAATCAACATAATTATTAAAAAAGTAAGTTCCTGTTTTGTTAAGTGTTCCAAGAAAATCAATAGAACCCCAATCATCTATATTTTCTGAGTGGTCATCCCATAAATCTGTACCATCTAAAACTAAAGCATCATATTCATTAGAATAAAAGACTTTATCTTTTTGACCTTGAAATGGTGGGCTATCTGAATCTTCTCTTCTAACAGATTGGCTTAATCTTGGAATTGCATCTGCAATATTAATAATTGCACTAACAGCATTTTCACTTTTGTTCCCATTTTTATCTTTAAATTTAACAAGATATTCACCATTGATTAAAGGTAAAACAGCAAAGTTAGTATTAGCCTCAACCTCTCTTAATAAGGTTGAATCAGCCCATGCTCCTGTGCCATCTGTTTTTGATGAATGTCGAATGATTACAACTAAGTCCGAAACATTACCGCCCCATGTTGTTGGAACAACCCATTCCAAGTTGCCTTCATCGTTTGATGTTGGGTGAATACTGACTTGTTGAGCATCAGGCGGTAAAAGAACAGGTGTTGGATCACTACCGCCACTGCCTCCGCCAGAATCAGGAGATGGAACAGTAATTGTTTGAGCAGTCCACGGTGATGTTTTTCTTACAGGCGCAGGCCCAACAGCTCTAACTTCAAAAGTTAATTGTGTACCAGATGCCAAACTATCAATCTCAAAAATACTATTAGTTGTTAAAGTTTCTACATAATTACCACCGCCTATTTTATATCTAACGCCAAAAATAATTGTTGACCCATTTGTTCCTCTTGTCCAATTCCATGTGATTCTGTTAACAGTATTATTGTTAATTCTGACTTCTGCAAAAGACCAAGTTAAATTAGTAATTGCAGCTGGATTTTCATCAAATACGTTTACACTGTCATATTCAAGAGCTGTTCCAGAATCAGCAGTTGAATAAATTGAATCATTAAATTCTGTTCCTGTAATTGAATATGTACCATTAGGGGTCTCATCAATAGATAAGCATCTATACTTTTGCTCTGTGACTGAAGTAGAAGAGATAGACCATACTGATTGTGCTTGAGGTGCTGCACTAAAAGCTGAACAAGTTACTACAGCCCCAGAAACAGAACTAATATCTTTAATTTCTCTATCACCATCAGGCATAACGCAAGTGATTTGATGGCCAGAGCCAGCAGGTAATGAAATAGTTTGATCACAAGTAATTGCTGTAGTCGTTGCACTTGATACCCTTCCAGCTAATCTTGCTCCTGCAACCATTTCATCAGCTACAGCGAAAACTTGACCTGGAAAAACAGCAACACCTTCTAACCCAGTTGAAAAACTAATTACCTTTTGATCTAATTCCTCTGCTGCCATCATCCAACGACCCATTCTCTGCGCTTGATATTTTGAAGTACATCCAAAAGCAACTATCTCTTTTGTTTGATAACCATATTTGGCAATTAAGTCGTAATCTTCTACAACAACAAAATTAGATTTATAAAAATTATCAGGGTCGTTATATCTAACTCGTATTGATGTACTTCTAGTTTTTATTGATGTTCCTGTGTAATTAAAAAAGCCATCAATGACATTTGAGTTGTTATAAAGATGCACAGGTGCAACATCTGAGCCATCTAAATTTCCATGGTCGCCTGTAACTTGTATTGCATTACTAGCCCAATAGGTCATACCCCTAAAGGTACTTGCTAAATCTCTGAGAACTTGATAAGCCTGTGCCCTATCTCCTATGACTGTATTAATTGCAAATCTTGGTTCTTGATTTCCATCAGGTGTTGTTACTAATTGATTTGCATATTGCGCTAAAGGATATAAATCAACCCAATTTAAAGAAGATGATTGAATAAAGTCACCTGCCCCCCAAATTTTATTCGTAAGCATCGAATAAAAAATGCAAATGGGGCACGTAGTCCAACGGGTATGAAGTGAACCGTCAAAAGCGTAATCCTCTATAAATTCAAGGCTTCCATCTTCTCTTACATGCGTATTATGTGGTACCTCAACTTTGACTCCTCGTATTAAATAAGCCCTAGTTGGCAGAGATGAAAATTGTTTTGTCGAAAGACTTAAACCAACACAAGCAGTATTAGGGTATGAACTTCTAAGCTCTTGTTTCTCAATAATGCTTGTCCAAAAAACCCGATTTCCTCGGCTCGTTGCCAAAGGAGTTGTCTCTGAAATTTCTTCAAAATCTGTATAACTAATTTCAAAATCATCTTCACCATTTGTCTTTTTAAATACTTTTATATTCCAAGGGCCTTGCCCAGGTAATTGAATTTTTGGTGTTTTTAATTGATAGTCTGTTGTGCTTATTCCTATGACATCACGATGAAAAACTTGTTGGTAACTGCCCCCTTGAGGTTGCACATAAACAAATAAACGAACGGTTGCATTAAATAACTGACCTTTTGCTAATCCTTCTTGAGCCGTTGAAAATAATGCAGGAATAGAAAATAAAACATGAAACGACTCAACGTCTGTATCTGTTATTTGTCTAACAACTTGACCTTGACCATAATCTCTATTTGAAACCTCATTACTTGCATTTAGAGTTTCACTATAATTTGAACCTACTTCTGCATTAACCGTTGTCACTGTTGATGTTCCATTGTCTAAATAATTATCTAATCTTGCTTGTGTTGCTCCTCCAAGTCTAAAATCCCAACTAACTGAATCTGTATCAAAATTTCTTATTCCATCAGATGCTTCAATAGGTGTTTCATCTAAGTAAATACCTTTTTCACTATCAACAATCCCCTCTATTGTTCCCTCACAAAGAAGATCAATAATTTTAATTGTAGAGGTAGAATTTAAGCCCATTTCTGTTAAGTGTTAGGGTTGACAAAGTAATATCCAAATTGTGTCACTTTCAAAGTATTGACACTTAGATCAGCACTATGATCTACAGGCTCTATAAAAATCTTGTAATCATCTTTAAATTGAATTTTACCAATAGTAAACCAATTCACCCAAAAATATGATTGAGAACCTGACATCAATCCCTGCGCTGTCATTTGGATTGTGGATGTAATGTTACCTGTATTTGTATTTTGAATAATAATTTTATAAGTTATAAATCCATCTACTTTTGTAGAACCTGCGCCTGCAATTTCTTTATATAAACCATTGCCTATTTCAAAAGCTACCTGAAATTTTGTCACATCAGTACTACCGCTAAATTCTGCTTTAAATTCGCCTCCTATTTGCTGCCTGTTTTGATTATCTATATCAACAGCAACTCCAGTGGATAAATATTGAACACCGCCACTAATATCTTGCTCGTTTATCCGTCTTGATTTCATTCCAGAGGTTTCTTTGAAAACACTGTCTAATTTTTCGCCTTGAATCCTCATTGTCTCAGGTGAAGGTGTTTTAATCCATTCGTTTAAAGGGTCTGATTCATCTGTCACTTGCATATCTGCTGAAATAATATGTGAACCTATTAAAGTTTTTCCAAAAGCTACTGGAATTGTTGCACCAGCTCCAACAGAATTAACTGCTCCTCTATAAGCATAAGACTGACGACCATCTGAACCTCTAACAATAGATTCTGCGCCACTATCCATTACATTTGATCCTTGCGTGAATTTTGGCATTTCTTGAGGTTGAGGTGACAACATCTGAGAGATACCACCAAGAGTCAAAGCAATACCAATATTTCCACCAATTGCAATTGCTGAAGCTGTTGCACCTGAAACCATCCCTCCTGCTGCTATTCCTGCCTTTGTAAATCCTCCAGCACCAAGTGCTGAAAAGCCACCTGTATAAATTGCTAAACCAATTAAGGCAACACCTAAAATTATTCTTCCAGCGTTACCACTTCCTGCAATAACGGGTGTAATGATTAAATCCTTACTGCCAAAAGGCAGCAACATATCCTCTAGTTCAAATTCTGTTTCTGATTGAATAACTTTATAAGCAACACCCTTTTCACCTGACTCAAGTAAATCTTTTCCAAACTGAGGGTAATTAATCGTTAAAAGTCTAATTGCATCAACAGGCGTTCTGAGATTGTGGTACTCATGCACTGAGCCAAATTTTTCCCCTAGTTCATCTAGAAGAATGACTCGTTGCATCATATCGAAAAACAGCCTCTACACTTTCTACATAGTAGGATCTTAATGGCTCAACGCACGATAAAGATTTTAATTTTTGATGCAGGATCATTTCATTAGGTAATAAAATTGCACCATGCATCGGTGTTTTAGTTCCCAACCTCATAATTAAAACATCATTTGGCAGGCGATAATTTAGTTCTATTTGTTTAAAACCTTTTTTTGGCATTTGATCTAAAAAGATACTTTGACAAGTTTCTAAGTTTTTAGGTCTTTCATATTCAGGAAGTTGAACACCTAAAAGTTTAAAATAGTCTTTAATTAATCCATAACAATCTTGACTGCCATAGTTCCATTGACGTCCTACTAAGGCTTGATAGTTAACCATTGGTCTTCTGGTATTAAATAAATATGCCAAGGTAATTTTAATCTTGAACAAGCTTTATGGTCTGCTGGACTTGCTTTCCCTCCCTTTGGATGTGAATGAATAATTGCCTGAATTTTCCCTTTGATTCTTGCTTTTAAATAATCTTTTGGCTCTAAGACAAAATCTTCATCAGGATGATCTGCAACATTACGACAAGGATAATATGTGTTATTAACCAAGACACCACACGCCTCTTTAGGAGCCTCTGCCAGCGCGTGTTTCTTTGCGTTACATTTGAAGTCTTGCACTTGGGAAACCTCCAAAAGGTAAATCTTGATCACCTGGAAATTTTGCAGCACAGTCTGAATATTTATGACCACAAGTTGTATCAGAGCCTTGATAAGTACACGGAGTGTCTTCAGTATTTGTTGGGCTGTTAAATCTCCAGGGACAATGTTCTAATACTTGACGGCGTGGTAAAGGAATATTTATTAAATCCATTTTTGTTGCTAATTCAAATTGAACAGCGTTCATGTTTTCAGATGCAATTCTGTCTATATACCAATTATCATCTGACTCAAATATTGCTGTCGGATCAGCCGTTGCGTTTGATCCTGAACTGAAATTTGCAGCATCAAGAAATTTCTTACACGTTCTAATTCTTACAACTTTTGCATTTAAAGGATTATAAGACGACATCAAAACAGAAATAGCACTATCAGCATTAGCAATCGTAAAAGTAGGTCTTGGTAATGTTCCTGTTGTTGATCGTTTGAAGCCGTCCATTTCGCAAGGAACAGCAGAATAAGTAATTGAGTTGAAAACTATATCTCCATAAATCTCATTGGTTCCTGCATGGTAGTAATAAACAGTGTCGGTTCCATTAACAGCCAACGTTAAATGCAATTGAAATAACTCGATCACCGCCGAGGGTTCGAGCATTTGAATTTGTTCTTGTATCGACTGAGGAACTGTTGGCATTTTTACGCCTCTGCTACCTGTTGAAATGTGGCGTTAATTGTTGCTCTGTTTAAATATGGAATACTTTTAGACCACGAAACACAAATATATTTTTTTGATGCTGCTTCCCCTGCTGGTTGATAGCTAAAACTCTCTGCCCCTCCTCTAGCCTCAAGGAAGGTTTCTATCTCATCGGCGTTTGTTTCAGAAATATTAGACCAAGTAAGATCAAAAACTTTTAAGTCTTGGTTGATGCCGTAAACACTTCTCTGAGAGTAACCAGAGCCAAATTGTGCAACTCTAATAACAGGATCACTGTTTTTTGATGTTCCATAGGTGGGGGCAACAGTTGTTGGAAAATTAGCCATAATTTATGCGCTCAAAAGTCCTCCTGGTCTTTGTTCTTTTACTAGTTGCTGTTGTACTGCATTTGCTATTGCCAAACCTAATTGTTTTGCATCTGTGTCGCTGCCCTCCACTTGTGACCCCCTTGCATCTACTGAAATATTAACAATATTATCACCGCCGCCAATATTATGATTTGGAACAATGGTGCCACCGACTGACGGGACAAATAGTTCAGGGCCACGCTCTCCAACAATCGATGCTTTGCCTACAGGTGGCCGCCCTCCATTTGCAAAACCAAGCCCTGAGAATATTCCTAAGCCTGTACTTTTTAAAGCTTGAGTAATTCCTATTCTTAAGAAAGCATCTGCAATATCATTTAAAATACTTGTTGCCATTTCTCCAAGCGTTTTTGTTCCTTTTACTGCTTCTACTAAACTATCTCGGATATTAGTTGCAATAGAATCACCAACTCTTTTGTAAGCTTCTTTTAATTCCTCTGCTTGTTTTTGTTGTTCTGTTTGAGTTTCTTTGATTTTTTTATTTATTTCTTCCTGTTTCTTTTTCTCTTCTGTAATCTCTTTTTCTTTCTCTAACGTCTTAGATCTTCCCTCTAGTAAAGCAATATCGGCGTTCACTTCTGCCAACCTGTTTTTTATTCCCTGTTTTTGCCGTCCATTTGCTTTTTCTAATTTCTTTGTTAACTCCTCTTGAATTGTCCTCTGTTCTTTCAATAACTCATTAACTTGCTGCCCTGATCCTTCTGTTACCACCTTGTTAAAATCTGCCTGTGCTTTCTTGTGTTTAATAACAGCCGTAGTTGCTAACCCCAATAACGTAACCAAAGCAACTAAAGGAAGAGCATTTAAGGCAATGGTTAAAGCACCTGTTGAAATAGCCAAAGCCTTTGTTGCCAAACTTGCCGTTGCTTGAGCTTTTGCCATAGCTATTGCGCCAGCAGAAGTAAGTGCAAATTTTGCAACCAACATTGTTTGTGCTGCTGAGAGCAACGCACTTGCAGCCGTCACACCCTTAATTGCTAAAGCAATGCCTGCAAAGATTGCAGCAGTTTGAACAATGGGTGATGCCATAAAATCAGTTATTGATTTTGTTAACTGAGTCAACAAACGAACTGCATCTAAGACAGCAGGGGCTAATAAATTACCAACAGCAATTGATAATTTTTCTGTTTCATTACTCAATACTTTAAAGACCATTGTGGGGTCATTTTTTATCAATTGTTTTAATGCTTTACTGCCTTCTTTCTCTATTTCTTTAAATGCTGCGACCACAACATCCTTTGTGATTTTTCCCTCTGCTGCCATATCTCTTAATGCTCCAACATTCACACCTAATTGATCAGCAATAGGTTTTAAAACTGCTGACATTTGTTCAGAAATACTATTAAATTCATCGCCTCTTAAAACTCCAGAGCCTAGTGCCTGAGTCAGTTGCCGCATTGCTCCAGCCTGTTCTTGTGCTGACGCTCCAGACAAAATTGCAGCAGTATTAAAGCCATTAAATATTGCTGTTATTTCATCCATTGTTGACCCTAATGGGCCTAATCGTGCTTGAAGGTTGGTCACACCTTCCAAAGCATCTGTTGTACTTAAACCAAATTTTGTCTGTGCTTCTTCTGCTAACTTCAAAGATTGACTATAAGTACCATTTTCTTTTGTTAATATTTTTAATCTTTGATTTAATTTTTCAAAATTAGTAGCAGCCAATATTGTTTTTTTCGCTAAAAATGTTAGCCCAACCCCTGCAAAAGCCGCCTGTAACCCTTTAACAGATTTTTGTAAAGCGTTTGTTTGACCCTGAACATTCTTTAACGCTCTTGTTGCCTGTGAGCCGTCAACAGTAAGTTTTACATTTGACTGAGCCACTACTTACACAACCTTTTTATATAGTTTAACCTCATAAGCTCCTTTTGCTTCGATTAGCTGCCTTTTTTTCTTCCTCCGCTTTTATCTCGTAATAAGCAGCAAAATAAATAAGTTCCTCCTCAGTCATTGATGACCTAAGAGCACTCACCGTTTGGCCTAATTCTGTTGCTAGGAAAAATTCAAAGTAAAGCCAATTATTCCCCTTTAGCTTTTTTTTGCTGTATCTAAATCAATCTGAACATCAAACAAAAACAACTCAATTTCATTTAATACATTCTCAGGTAATTCTCTTTGTAAATTTGGTGCATCTGCCATTGAAAAAGCTTTTTTACCATCCTCTAACTCTGCCATCTGACAAAGTAATTGGGTTGATACCGTCAAAGCTTCATCTGTTCCTGCTGACACTTGCGCCCGTTGCCTATCGTGCCTTGTTAATGGAGGAAAATACAAATCAACAATTGTTTCACCGTTTCTATTCTTTAACTCATATTTACGGCGGCTTGACATTTCATCACTAAATGCTTCAGTGATTAAATTGACTGTTCTTTTTGTTGACATAATTTAGGGGTTGTTTATTTAATGCTATTAAATAGCTGAGGTAATTGCACCGTTAGTAATAAACGAAACATTAATAACTTGAGTTTCACCAAGCGTTGCGCCATATTCTGCACCTGTGATGATGCCAGCAAAACTAATCTTCTTTGCTGAAGTTGATGAATTAGGGAATAACTCAAACAATGCGTCTCCTGCATCTCCTGTTACTAGAACATCATCAATAAACGCTTGATAATCAGAGTTACCTGCATCGTCATATAAAAGCTCTACCGACCCTTCTCCAGAAATTAAACCACCAATAAATGATTTCGAGGTGTCGCCTTGTTTTGTTGTTTCGTGAGAATCTTTAGTAACAGATAAAGACCATGATCTAGTTGCTGCAATATCGGCCTCAGTACCGCCAGCATTTTCAAACATGATTTTACCAACATCACCTTTAAGAACGGCCATGAGAATAAAAAAAAGTTGTTACAGGTATATTAACCTTTTTTAGTATCTTTTACATTCTTGGCGGCTGTTTTGTTTTTTTCCATGTATCTCTTACAACGAGGATCCCAATAAGCTGGATCTCTAAAACCCTTCACCGCTTCGATTGCATCGAGCATCTCTTCTGTAATTTCCATCATTAAAGATTTTCAAAGACTTCAAACGTTATTCTAATCTGTGTTTGATAAAAACCATCAGGGGCACCCGTTAATGTTTCAGGGCCAACAGGTGCATCAAAGATTACGCTGGAAACTGTTTGGCGGTTGTATAAATCTCTTATCCTTTTTGCAATGGTTAAATTTGCTCCTGCCCCTGTCGCTTCTGGGGTGTAAGTATTTAGAAGAATTAGACCAACAACATTATTATGAGAATCACTTGATTGAGTTAAATAAACATTTGCACCAAAACTAACTTGACACTGGACAAATGATTCAACGCCTGTTGAGTCATAAGCCATATTATTAAACACAACAGGGATGACAGGGCTGCTTGCAAGCTCTGTTGCTAATCGCCCTTCAATAGTTGATCTGATTGTGTTTAAGTCAACGGCTGCCATTAGATGCCCCTCTTGATTTTTTCATATTCTCCCCTAGCCCAATTTTCTAATTCTTTTCCAATGATTTCTGGATAACCTTTCACTGTTGCTTGTCTTGTTCGATATTGCCCACCCCATGAAGGCGGCAAGTTTTCACCATAAGCAACTGGTTCTGCATATTCCATATTATTTAATATCGTTCCTGTGTATGGCTTTGAAACATCTGTCTGCCATGCCAATCTTAGCCGCCCAGTATCAACTGGAGTTGCTTTCTTTACCCTTGCTGACCATTCCAATGTCGTTGCTCTAACTAACTTCTGTACGGCCTCCGCCATTACATCATCAATTTGATCTAGCCTTATTTTTCTAGTCATTACGACCTCAAAAACAAAGTAAAAGCAATTGGCGTATTGTTTTGTTCCTCGGTGTTGATCTGCACAATCTGATAAACAACTGAACTAATTACAACACGATCTTTAGGTGTTGGCACATAATCCAAATCACCTGCTGAAATGACACAAACTTTATCTTGTGCCTGAATTAAATCATTAACCTCAGAATTGCCAACATCAGAAAGAACACCATTAACAACTGTATCTGCTGTGCTTTCGCTGATCGCTCCCGTTGTTGTGTTATAACTTCCAGCCGTTACTTTTCTAATTGTTACAGAACCACCGAGAGCTTTTAAACTCTTGGAAGCTGCTTTTTTTAGAGAAGAAGCAAGACCCATTACAAGGAATAAGCGATCATTGAACCGCTATCTAACTTGACACTAGTAATCACACCACAAACTTCTGCTGATGCACTAACGCTGATTCCTGTTAAGTCACCTGTTACATTTTCAGCAACAAGCGTATTAATTACAGCATCATTTAAAGCAACGATTTTTCCAAATCTGCCTGTATGCGCTGCGGTGTCATTAATAATTTTCCCTGCTGGATAGTCATACCCGTAGCCCATGATTAAGCCCTCTTAATTGAAATGTTTGCTGGTGTGCTGATTCTAATCCCATTCAGGTATTCTTGAAACAAAGGCGGCACTTGATCAGCTCCAACCGCCCCAAAGAAACGAGGCGTTACATTAATCGAACCGATAGAAACCGCATTGAAATTCTCTAGTCCTGATAGCCCCAAAGCATCACGATTATTATTCAAATAAACAGCTAAAACAACTTGCGCCTTTTTTACTCTGTCTGGAATCTCTGTATCAGTGTAATAATCAGCAACCAAACGATTAGGAAAACTTAAACCATAAAGGTTGGTATAAGTATCAGGTTTTCTTACTCCTGACCTCGGCCATTGAAGTGCTTGCGTATCAGCTACCCTTGCACCTAAAAATCTTTCTCTATCAATTCTTTGAGCTGCTGTATATAAAGCCCGATTTCTATAATCATCACTTGTTGAGCCAGCTTCCCATGCTTGCACATCATCATCAACAATCAATCCCTCAACAATAGAGTTTGCATCAGAAAGGGTGACGTAAGTATTGGCGGATGCACCGCCTACAGTTGCATCAAGACTGATTGCCATTTTCTACCTCTTGTTTTTTTGCTCTTGGCTTGCGTTTGGGTTTTGGCTTTTCTAAAAGAGCTGAGGCCGCTTTTTCAGCAGCCTCGTTTTGCTCCCTCATACGCCTAAAAGCGTACATCGACATTAGCTTGAAGCACCTTTAATAAGAGCAAAAGACAAAACAATTGCTTCAGATAAAGAGCCGCCAGATACGTTAGAAACAGAAATCTTACAAGATCCTGCTGCAAGTGTATTTGCTTGAGCTAAATATGATCCTGCTGTACCAGCAGAAGAGTGGTTCACAATAACAACATCAGTGGCAGCAATCTTGCTGTTAGTAAGTGTGAAACTTACCTCGGCTGCTGCTGCTAACGCTGCATCATTCATTGTGATCTGACCCGACAAAGTGTTAAGCGTTACGGCTGTTCCTTTGTTAGTCGCTTGAGTGACGGTTCCGCCGTCTACATAACCAATGGCTTTTCCAGCAGTTACGTCAAAAATTGATGGCATAATTAATTACTCCTAGTCGTTGTTAGAAACAACAGTTGCACGAACGATACCAATGTTCTTTGTTTCGTAGACTTTCGACCAAGAGCCTACAGTTTCAAGAACTGTTCTTGTTGGGTTAACAGTAGAGACTGCGTACTTCAAACCTACAGGATGATAAATGTAGTGAAGATCAACAGCCATTGCTTCCTCTAATGCAAGGATGTCTCTATCAGTTTGAACACGCTGAGGAGCTTGCTCACCTGTTACGACAGAACCTTGTGCAAAGAAGAAACAAGCATATTCAGTACTTGCACCGCTTCCTGTTGTTGGGATGTCATCAGAAACGATTACATTAAGACCCATGAAAGAACCAACCTGTGCGCTACCAACAAATGCGTTTGCAGTAGAACCAGCAGTTGCGCCTGTATCAGGTGCGCCTGTGTTGTCGTAAATTCTGTCGATTGCCTTACGCTCTACCAAGTCATAATAAGTCTTGGAGTGCATAGCAACAGAGGTCAATTTTTGACCTTGATCACCAAGAATACTTTGAGCCTTTGCAACGTGGCGAGGGCTTAAAGTTGTTGGCGTATCGCCTGATTCAGAATCTATGCAATGAGTAAATAAAGCACTATTTGAATCGTTAGCATTAAGAGAACCAAAAGCACCTGTAAGGCAAGAATACAAATCTTTTTGCTTTTGATTGTTGACATAAGCTGCCAACTTATTACCAATAGCAGCCATAGGATCAGGGCCGCCACCAACTGCTAATGCTGCTAAGTCTCTTGAACTAAATGCTCTACCTCTATGAAGTACAACACCAATCTGGTTATCTGCAGTAATTTTGCCAGGTGTTAATGAAGTGCTATCGGTTAGAACTTCAAAGTCGCCGCTTAAGTTAGCTGCATAAAATGGGATCTTTACAAAATCCCCTCCTCTATCAGAGGAAAGATTTAATTCTGCCAAAGGTGTCACAATTCCACTCTGCAAGAATGAATCTGATGCAGTAGTCGCCTCTATTAAATAGGGGGTGAAAACCTCTGGAATAATTAAATCGCTTCTTTGTGTACTCATGGAGAATACGAAAAAATTGATTTATTTATAAAATTCGGGCACGACCCTAACTTGGCACGACCAAGATGTTTATATATTAACCTTTTACAGCGTTTTTCAACATTTCATATTTATTTCTATCGGTTCGATATAAACGACTTTGCTCAGTCAAATTAAAACTATCAGGTGCAAATGGATTCTTTTCACCTGCTGAAACAAATTCTGTTGTAGATGCTTTTACCGTAGAAGCTCCACCGCCTTGAGGTCTGGAATGTTTTTGCACCCAGTTTGGCATTTGTTGTTGCGCCCATTCTTTTACAGGTGTTCTTGTATATCCATCAACTACAACGACTGTTCCATCTGCGTCTCTAGAAAGTTGATCTTTATTCAAGCGGCTCAATACATATTGAGGATCGTGAACAACATCAGCCAAAGCAGTTACAGCAGGTGCTTCAATTTCTAACTTTCTTTTCTCACTTCTTAAAGCTTCAATCTCTTTATTCTTTTCTTCCTCCGCTTGTCTGTACTGACTAGCAAGTTTTTCCCTTGCTTCTTCATATTGCCCTTTTGCTTCCAACTCTTCCTGTTCTTTTTTCTGTTTAAAAGCAATTAACTCGTTTACATCAACACCTTGAGGAACCGCTTTTGCTGTTTCCTTCGCTGTCTTGTAATCAGATAAAA